GATCGACGAGGAGCCAACTGACCCCACAATTTACCCTCAATGCCTAACTCGTACAGCCACAGGTAACGATGGGAAAGGCGGCTACCTCGTCGGTACTTTAACACCGGAAAATGGCATGACCGAGTTGGTCAGCCAGTTCATGGACAACCCGAACAAGGGTCAGTATCTCCAGAATGTCACTTGGAACGATGCGCCACACATCACTGACGAGACTAAAGAGCAGTTGTTGGCGGCAATTCCTGAGTACCAGAGAGATATGCGGTCCAAAGGTATACCCGTTCTGGGTGAAGGGATGGTGTTCCCAATCGCGGAAGAGGCTATTAAGTGTGAGCCGTTTGAGATACCCGCGCACTACAAGAAATTGTGTGCCGTGGACTTTGGTATTACACACCCCACAACCTGTGTTTGGACAGCATACGACCCTGACTCAGATGTTATCTACGTTTATGACGCATACAAAAAGGAAGGCGAGATTCCCGCAGTTCATGCCGCTGTGATTAAGAGCCGTGGCAAGACTATCCCGTGTATTTATCCACATGACGGGGATAACACCGAAAAAGGTTCAGGTAAGACACTGGCAGAGATGTATCTGGAGGCGGGTGTGCTGATGATCGGCAAATTCACCAACCCAGACGGTACGAATTTTGTCGAACCTGCACTGATGGAGATGTTGGAGAGATTCAGAACTGGGCGGTTACGAGTGTTCAGCAATCTGGTTCCGTGGTTTGAGGAGTTCCGCAGATACCACAGGAAAAAAGGAAAAATTCATAAGGAGTTCGATGACCTTATGGACGCAACACGATATTCAGCTATTAGCGTAACACGGTTCGGTCAGAACGCAGTAGAGCGAGAGCAACTAACTAACGGTTCAACAGGATACACGACAAATGAATATAGCTTCTGAGATTAATGAAGGTGAGTTGCTTGCCTCACTGGAAAACAGCATCAATGCCGCAGACTCATATGCTGAGAGTGAAATAGGCCAACAGCGAGACAAGGGTCATCGCTATTACTACGGCCAACCGATGGGCAATGAGCGTACTGGCAGATCACAGCACGTCAGCATGGATGTATTCGACGCAGTTGAGAGCGTAAAGGCCATGCTTATGGAAACCTTCTCGGCTGATAGAGACATTTGCCGATTTGATCCGCAAACCGCAGAGGATTTTGTTCCTGCGAAGATGGCGACTGCGCTGACTAACTACATCTTCTACCGCGAAAACAAAGGCACGAAGATTCTGCATGACGTGATACACGACGCACTGGTTGCTAAGACGGGCATTGTTAAGCGTTACTACAAGAACTACTACGAGTATGACGAAGAAACCTTTGAAGGCTTAGACGAAGCAGGGTTTTCGATGTTGGCTTCGGATGAGGCTGTGACAATCACTGAGTACGCAGAAGAAGCGCAAGCTGTACAGGCACAAGACCCACAAACAGGGCAGATGGTTGAGGCTTCTCAAGTCATGTACAGCGGTGAGCTTGTGAGGAAGATCGACAAAAGCAAAATCTGCATTGAGGTGATACCGCCTGAAGACTTTCTTATAACACCACGCGCTACGGATGAAGAAGATGCGGATTTTTGTTCGCACCGAACAAGCCGTACACGCGGTGAGTTACTGAGTGAGGGTTACGATCCTGAGTTAGTACAGCGTCTTGATGAAGACAAGGATCTGCACGAAGACGGGTCACTTGGCAGAGATTCAGTCGATAACTACCGTCATGATGACTCATACGAATCAGATAATGACCGCGAGTATGTGACGATCTACGAGTCATACATGAAGAAGTACCGCGATGACTTGCAGAAGTGCGTAGTGCTGAAAGTGCTTCACAGCCGCAGAGTCTTATTGGATCTTGAGATCGTAAGCGAGAAACCTTTCCGCTACTTCACACCGTTCCCACTGCCTCACCGCTTCCACGGTATGAGCTTGGCTGATGTGCTGTTCGACATCCAAAAAACGCAGAGCAGTTTGAAGCGTGGTGTGGTTGATCATACGTTTATGACCAACACCTCACGGTTCATCGCTAACTTGTCGTTGGTTAAGAACCCACGCGATCTGTTGGATAACAAGGTGGGGGCGATTATCGATGTGAACTCACCGAATCCTGAGAACGTTGTGCGTCCGATGCCGATGCCCAACTTGTCAGGCACTGTGTTCCAAGCGATTGAGAACTTAGAAACTGAGAAGGAAGCGCGTAGCGGTATGTCGCGTATGGCGCGAGGCATGGACAGCACTGTTGTCAGCAAGCAGAACAGTTCTGATCTGATTACTCAGTTTATGAATGCTTCTAACCGCAGAATCATGGTGATGGCGCGTAACTTGGCAGAGAACTTCTTGAAGCCACTGATGCACGATATCTACAGATTGGCGATAGAGAACGAGAAAGCGGAGAAGATGATTCAGTTGGACGGCCAGTTTGTGCCAGTGAATCCACAGTTCTTGGGTGATCGCACGGAGATGTCAGTCGCAGTTGCACTGACACCTGAAGAGCAAGCGCAAGAAGCGCAGTTGCTGTTATCTCTAGACGGGCAGTTCACGATGAACCCTAACGACCCAACTTTGGGCGGTATGTATACCGCGCCACAGCGTCACGCGATGCTCAGTCGAGCCTTTGAGTTGTTGAACATTAAGAACGGTGCTTCGTTCTTGTTTGATCCAAACAGCCCAGAGTACCAACAGCAACAGCAAGCGATGCAACAACAGCAGATGCAAGCTGAAGAAGAAGCCAAGCTGTTGGCACAGCAACAAGCTGAGTTTAACGCTGATATCACCAGTAGGCAGGTATCGGTGCTTGAAGGCCAGTTAGAACTGGATGTGCTGAAAGAACAGCAGAAGATGGTTCTGGAAACTCAGAAGCAGGAACACTTGGAAGAAGAGAAAGACAGCAGATTGCTTATGGATGTTGAGAAACAAAACCATGACATGGAGATGGATGAGAAGGAACTCGCTGTCGAAAAAGAACAGAAACGTAACGTATCAATCGGGTGATTTATGCCAGTCGATGAAAAAGCATTTGAAGACTTTATTAAGAAGGCGCACGACAAGAAGTACGCCAAAAAGAAAACGCGCAAACAGGCGTTTGATGATTTTGCAAAGTGGAAAGAAGGAAAGTTAGACAAAGAAACTACGTTGCCAAAGCCTCCAACACGGGGGCGTATGGCGAAAGCTAAACCTAAACCAACCACATAGTGGAGTTTTTATGAGTAACGAAGAAATAGGCGATATGGCTAGTACAGCAGAGGCCGCAAAAGAAATGTTAAACAGCGCGGTGTTCAATCGGGCATTTGAAGACATGAATCGTTCGATCATGGATCAGATACTCGCCACACCACCAGAAGCTGATGCTGAAAGGGAGCGTTTGTACGCCATGTTTAAGGCGGGACAGATGTTTGTACAACAGTTTGCCGGACTCATAAACAACTACGAGTTGGCGACACAAGAAGAAGTTGTGTAAAATAGGAGAATACCCATGTCAGAAGAGCAAACCGCAGTACCGGACTCAACTGAAGCAGGTGATAACGATATTATCGCTAGACTAACGGCTGTGTTGGAATCCGAAGATGGACAACCCCCATCGCCTGAAGAAGAGCAAGAAGTAGTTGAAGAGACTACTGATGAAGTGATCGACGAGTCACAGGAAGTCGAGGAAGAAGCTGAAGAGACTGAGGAGGTCGAAGACCCAACCGAAGAATCTGATGAAGAATCTGAAGATGAGCCTGATGTCATAACCGAAGGTGTGATTGAAATTGACGGAGAAAATGTTTCCGTTGACGAAATCAAACTTGGGTATATGCGACAAGCTGATTACACCAAGAAGACGCAAGCAGTGGCCGAACAGCGTAAGGCGGCTGAAGAACAAACCGCCAACTACGAATCCACACTCAATGCACTTCTTACTGCTTCCGGTGCAGACCTTTCACGTTTTGACAATGTGAATTGGGAGCAAGCGGCAGTAGAAAACCCTGATCAATATAAGCAAGCCAAGGCGATGTACGAGCAGACTAAGCAGACGCACGATTTTATTCGCGCACAAGCTAACGAGCATCACAATCGCGTTCAAGCACAGCAACAGGCGGCAATGAAAGAAAACGCCAAAGAAAGCCTGACTGTTCTTAAATCTACAATCCCGAACTGGAATAACGATCTGTACTACTCAATAGGTGAGTACGCCACAGAAGCGTTAGGTGTCACCACTGAAGAATTCAATGATGTGCATGACCACCGGATGATTACGGCACTGTACAAGGCTATGCAATTCGATAGGGCTAAAACGGAAACGCAAAAGAAAGTGAAAGCGACTCCGAAGAAAACTTTATCGGGCAAGAAAGCTGAACCAAAGGATTTAGGCAAGAAGGACAACTATCGCAAAGCGCGTGACCGTCTGAAAAAATCTGGATCTATGGAAGACGCTGTTCAAGCCCTCTTGAATAGAACTTAACTTTAGGAAATTTAATCATGCCAGTAGTAGCAAATACTTTAAAAACCTACGATCAGGTAGGTAAGAAAGAAGATATCGAAGATATCATCTATGACATCAGCCCTACGCTGACTCCATTCACATCTTCAATCGGCTCAAGTTCAGCATCAGCCACGTTACACCAGTGGCAACAGTCAGAGCTTGCGGCTGTCGGCACAAATGCGGCAGTTGAAGGCGCAGACGCAGGTGCGGCAAGCAACAACACCACAACCATGAAAAATGCTAACACGCAGATTTTCACCAAGGTTGTTCAGTCTTCTGGTACTTCTGAAGCAGTCGCCACCTATGGCCGCTCTTCCGATTTGCAGATGAACATCGCAATGAAAGGAAAAGAGTTGCGTCGTGACATAGAACACGCCTTTGTGGGTGCTTTGCAAGCAGGTACTGCGGGTAACGCAACAACTGCTCGTCAGCTAACTTCTGCTCAGAACCAGATCGATGCTTCTACAACTAGCACCGCAGGTTCTAACCGTGCGTTCACTGAGACTCTGCTTTTGGGTGTTCTTCAGGACGTTTATGAAGCAGGTGGCGATCCCAACCAGATCCAAGTTACTCCATCTCACTCTGTAACTGTTGCCAACTTTGCGGCATCAGCAGGTCGTGAGCGTGACTTCAGCACTGGCACTAAGATCGTGAACTCAGTTGATCTATACGTGTCGCCATTTGGTGAGTGTTCTGTTGTTCCAAATAGATTCCTTCAAGCGAATACTTGTTTGGTACTTGATACTGAGTATTGGAGCCGTGCTGTTCTGCGTCCAATGCAGACTATCGTTCTAGCCAAGTCTGGTGACTCTGACAAGCGTCAGATGGTTACTGAGCTAACTTTGGTTTGTGAAAACGACAAGGCTTCCGGTCTTATCGAAGCACTTACTGCTTAATAGCAACAAAACTGGGTGGCTCTTCGGAGCCATCCTTTTATTTCTTTTTGAGGTATCTATGTCGAGCGAGTTAAAGAGTCATCTTCATCACGATCAGGCTGAAGACAAATTTCATATTAGCCACTCGCAGGATGTCAGTGCTGTTTTAGAGGCTAATAAGCGAGCAAGAGAGCAAGCGGAAGGTCAGAAGATGGGCGACATGGTTCGTGTTGCGTCTATACCTGATGTAGTAGCCATTGAGTGGATGAACGAAGGCATCAACGTGATGTCACCGAACCGCGAAGATTTAAGACGCATGAAAAAGAAACTTAATTCACCTGAGTACGCTTATTTGCGAACAGGCGGTGGAAGACTATGAGTATGACCACTTATGACGGGCTAAAAGCCTCAATCGCTAACTGGTTAAATAGAAACGACCTGACAGCGGAAATACCAGATTTTATTGAACTTGCGGAAAACAGAATATTCCACGAAGTTCGCGTTCCTACGAACGAAAAAACAATTCTACTGACAGTTAACAGTGAAGGCTACGCCACGTTACCAAGTGACTTCTTAGAGTTGAAAGATGTCTTTTGGAACTATGAGCCTTTGCAACGTGTCTCGTTGACGGACTTGTATGGTTACAAGCCACAATCAGGCAAACCTGCATTTTTTGCGCGTGAAACCTACAGGCTCAAATTCTTCCCCACACCAACAGTAGGTGCGTCCGATGAGATGCGAATGATCTACTACTACGATGTAGGTCGATTAAGTAGCACTGACACGTCAAACATAATGCTGTCATTAGCACCAGAACTGTATCTGTATGGCTCGTTAGTTGAGGCGGCCAACTTTCTTGGCTCTGACGCACAGAAGTGGGAAGTTGGATATCAACAAGCTTATTCAAGGCTGACCAAACACGCGAGGGACTCTGAGTTTTCAGGAGCCACTTCACAAGTAAACAGCGGGTACTAATATGGGTGGTTTTTTTGGCGACAATCCGGCAGATACAGTCGTTGGGTCTACGGACGCGA